AAAAAAACAAAAAGTTAAGGATTGGTAGATAGGAGAATAGCACCCTTTTGTATACCCGATATGAAGCACTTATTCCTTTTCTTCTTCTACCTCTTCATCTTTATCATAGACAATCGCATCTAACTTAAAATGCTTTATCATGGTTGGAATATCGAATAGATTTGCTTCTCCTTGTTTTGAGTGAGCACCCTTTGTGATCCCGTTTATCTTCAGATTCTTCAACCTTAACCCAAATGCGGGTAAATTGCAACCGTATTCCAAACCGCATTTCTTTAACCACGAATTGAATAACACGAATATTTCCTTCCCATACAACTTGATGGGTTCTTTTGCATAGTAATTTTCCAACACAAAATCCTTCAAGAAACTCTCAACGGGACTTGTAGATAGTTGTTTCAAGTCTTTGTGATACTCGGTTACGGGCATCTGCAACTCATTGAACTTGTCCATATTTGGAATGGACTTGAAATACTCATAACATGATTTAATAACATCCTTATCATTCAATAATTGGTATAGTCCATTGAAATACTCTTTATCTCCACACTTCTCATCGGAACTGCGAATGATCGCCTTTCTTCTGTCGTCTTGAGTTGTCGTCATAGGATTTTCCTGATTGGTCGTCACAATGAAACGATGGAAACTCTCAATCGGAAACTGAGCAATGCCCTTGTTATTGATTTTCAAAGTGGAGTCAGTAATCAGACCCTTTATTCTGCCCTCGCTTTCCATCGTTTCTTTCTTCGACAATTCATTCAGATTCACAAGAAAGGCGTCCGCCATCAGACCGTTGAACTCGCCCCACACATCACGACTTGGTTGAGTGGTCTCAAACACTTTTGTGGAACCCATCATTTTTGTGAAGAGTTGTAGTAGGGTTCCCTTGCCCGCGCCCTCTTTTGAGATTAAGATGGGACAGATAGATTTGACGGCGGGGAACTGAATCATTTGGGCAATCCATTTCTCGAAGTAATCATACACGCTCGCATCGTTTCCGCAAAGAATGAGGATATGCCTTCTAATAATTGCAACAGCGTCGGGTTTTGGTTCCCACTCGGTGACCAATTCCATATCAAAGGGTTTCCACATATTGTAGTAATTCTCGGGACATACTTTTCCGGTTGGAAACACGCCCACATCATCCTTTCTTTTAATATCAGATGATTTGAACCACTCACTAATAAACTGTTTCTTAACCGTATCATAAGACTTTGAATGGGCGTTCCACTTCAACTCAGAATATTGCAAATGCTCGTAGGCAGTCATAATTTTCTCCTTGTTTAATGTGATTACACGATTTTCAAACTCTTTCACAAAGAACGCTTTATTCACAATTTTCAAATGAGTTTTCTCGAACTCTGTCTTCACATGAGTGAATGTGTCTTCTAATTGTGAGACTTCATCCTCATCGTCGCTGAAGGTGATGTTGCTATTTTCCGATGACTCGCTTGTGGTATCGTCGGTTGCGTCCAACTCATCCAAATGAATGTGCTCATCTCTATAACCCTTCCATTTCATTTTCACATTCAGTTTTGTTTCCTTTAAAATCATATCATTAATATCACACAGAAGTTGATCCATAGATTCACTATCCATATCTCTTAACCTTAAACAAACGCCGTCGTATTCCAAAACAATGTTATTTCTGAAAATAGCGTCACGCTTTATGAGCAGTTTGTAGACAAGATAGATGATGTGGTTTTCAATCGTTCCACACCAATAAGACATCACACGGGATTTGATAGAATACAAGTCTTTCTCCATATCCAACGAACCCTTAACCTTATCAACAATTGCGGGGTTATTCAAATAAATGAGTTCCATAAAACTCTTACATTCTTTCAAAAACTCGACGACGGTGGGATGCGGGACATTTGTTCGCAAGGCGATTTCTTCCTCCTCCATTTGTTTTAACCAAGTGTTGTGTCCTCCGCCGTAAATCCCAATGTTGAAAATGTCTTTCACATTATCTTCGGTGAGCGATGAACCCTCGCTGTAATAATACTCGTGCAACTCCTTGAGTATAGCAGGTTTATTATCAATGTATTTCTTCACATTCTGAAACTGGACTTCAATCTTGTTGTGTTTTGCGATTTCATAGAGGATAGTGCTGTGACCCGCAATCATATCCAAATCAACCCAAGCAAGACTGTGGAAAAGTGTGTGCTTCATATGTCGGGAAATGCAAATCGGGGAAATGCTGTTTGTGGGGTAAAACCTACCAAGAGAACATGGGTGGTAGTATGAAATCTCAAGAATATCGTCCTTCATCTCATCAAGGATATTTTTCAACATTTTCTTGCGGTTTCCTTTGTTGTATTCATCGACTGCTTCGGTTTTATACATTTTCTTCATCAAGTCATAATCAAGTGTGATTTTGAACTTCTTGTTGAAGCACGAGTAGGCGGGGAGTTTGTCTAAAGAGATAGTCCAGTTGTTGAGAAACTTCATCATTGTCTTTTTATATAATACACACAGACTTTAATTCTAAATCAATTTTAATTATTATTATTTATTAAAATGGATTATTCCTAAATGTTTTGGGGGATTTGCTTTTGGGAGAAGATTTCAGAAAGAGATCAATTTTATGAGTCCAACAGGATTCTCCTAAATCGTTTGATTTCCAAGGTAATATCATAGTAGTTTTTGAAATCGTAATTCCTCTTCATTCTGATTTTATTGAGTTCGTTGTGTTTCTCGCGGTTGTCGTTTAACCACTTCATCTTTAACTCATTGTGTTGTTCCTTGTTGTTTTCTATCCACTTCTTGCTTGCGCGTTTTTGTGCTTCTGATGTAGGCATGTCTTTATAATACAACAGAAGATAATTCTATATTAATTCTCATTAATATTAAAGCGCAAACAAAAATGCGCAAACTCGGCGTCGAGTAGGCGCTCCTTCAATTTCTGTATTCGCTGAGCACTCTTTGCGCAATGGGGATGAATGTATCTCATATTCACTTCCTCGAGTCCGTCCTCGTATTTTGTGATCACTGTGGAGTGTCTGTAGATGCCGTCGCAGATGAAGCACTTGTTGCACCCGAAAGTCCATCGGTTGCATATCTTGATTTTGTTGCCGTCGTCGTCCATTATAATATTCCTAAACATATTTATTTCTAATAATTATTTAATTGCGTAATTAAATCGGCGAATTGTTGCGTATGTCTTTCGAATCAAAATTGGTAGTGTGTATTGGAACATATTTTATAGTGTGATAAAATATGCTACTATTTAATTACATAAAAGTAACAGAAGAACCGTGGTGAACCAATGATTGCTTGCCTCCAGGACCACGCTTGCCCTTCGCAACTGCCTTTACCTGTGCTTTCGTGGGTTTGATATGAGCGGGGAGAACGAACTCGCCCTTGTGTAAGAGAGCAGCACCCGTCTTGGGAACTTTGCCTCCCTTCTTGTATGGGGTCAAAACAGCACCTGCTGTCCCGCCTAACTGTCCTCCAAGTTGAGATCCTATTTGAGCACCCGCTTTGCCGCCTAAAAGACGACCCGCGGTGCCTCCGATTAATTTTCCAGCAGTGCCTCCAAGTATTTTTCCAAAGATGCCCATTTGATTATATAATGGGTAAAGATTTTATTTTTGTTGCTAAATATTTTTGGCGCCGGCGTTCATTCCTTTCTGCTAAACTCATTGCCTTTCGATTTACACATTCGTTGTTCGCAATAAACCACTTCTCTCTTTCCAGTAATTCATCAATCGTCCCGTCAACTGTCTCAACAACGGACATTTCCACTTTTGAGTTTGTCTCTTCTGCCTTTGCGAAAACAAGGGAGGATCGATACAAACCCTTGCGACACTTGTGTGCATATTTGTGCTCTGCTTTGCGTTGGAACAGGGGTTGCGTTGTGCTTCCGTAGTAGGTGAGGTCGCCACATGTGATGGAATAGATGCTCATTTATATTAACCAAAGATAAAAACCTTGAGTAAATTGACGAAACGCCTAAACTTCCACAATCCCGATTGTTTGGAGGTCGCGCAAAATACTTTGTTCAGATCCGGGGATGTTGTTTTTACTCAACCAATTAATCAGGCGTTCGATGCAAGTCATTTATATTTATCACTTTTTTTATTTTTTGTGAAATAAAAAAAATTGAGTTTTTCTGAACATGTAAAATATATTGTATAAAATAAATCAAAACCAACATCATAAGATGAATACTCAAACTGCTCATAAAATCGAACACCTAAAATCTGAAAGTTCAGAAGTCATAAAAATAACAAAACCAAGTAATAAGATGAATACTAAGAAAGACCACACTGTGACCTGCGTTGGATGCGACATCCATTTTGATTTGAATGTGTATGGATTCCAAGAATATCAATGTGAAGAGAATTGGATGAAAGTCTATTACCGTTGTATGCCCTGCGTCGAGCAATTTGAAAGCGACTCGATTTCTTCGTGCTATGGGTGCTCGTCTGAACAACCCGAGAGCAAAATGTCGATTGATGAATACGGATACATTTATTGCAATGTCTGCGTGATTGATGGAGAAGGAAAGTTCAGAGAAGAAAAAAGAAGAGAGAAGGAGACCCAAAAAATTGATCTCTTTTCTGCTTCTCTCTCTGAAGGCATAAAAATAACAAAACCAACTAATGAAATGAACTGCTCTAAGTGTGACTGCGTATTGAGTGAGGAAAAGATGTCCTTTGAGGTCGAGTGGAATGACGGCGGGATTTTAAAAATGTTGTGCGCGGATTGCTTTGAGAGCAAGGATGAGGACGATGTGTTGGTTGCCGTGTGGAAGTTTGGAACCTCGGTTGAGGTGGATGATGCGGATGAGTTTGACGCGGATGATTACAAAGATTACATGTTTGCGAACGACGATGATGAGGGGTCTGACTGCGAGTCTGAGTGCGATCAGAAGCAGTGCTGTGCTTGCCGATATGATTTCGCAATTGCGGATATTTGTATGATTTCAAAATCACCTGAACTGTGGCGATGCTCTGAATGTAGTGCCGACGAAGATCGCAGGGCAAATGAAGTTGATAGTGATGATGAGGAGATTGATGAAGAGGAGCGACGCTTCATTGATGCCTGTTTGAATGATGACTTTGAAACTCAAAAGGCAATGATGCTCAAGAAGATAGAAGATGGAAGACTTCGAAGAGAGAAGGAGGAGACTCTGAAAATTGATCTCTTTCCGCCTTCTCTCTCTGAAGGCATAAAAACACAAAATATTAATAACAAGATGAACACTGAACAAAAGAAAAGATACACTTGCTCCACCTGTGGACTTGTAGGACACAACAAGTCCAATCAAAAGTTCCACCCTGTCCAGCAAGAGACTCTGAAAATTGATCTCTTCCCTCCTTCTCTCTCTGAAGACATAAAATCAAAAGAAACAATCAAAGAGATGAACACTGAACAAGGAAACTGCGTCTACTGTAAGAATCACGACATGTTGAAAAACCAAGCATGTCGTGATTGTGATAGGAAATACTCTGAAGAGGGTGTCCAGGAGAGGGTCGATGAGAAGGTTAAGAGTTGCTTCCCAATATCCGCATTTAAGGATGCCCCTCCGTTTACTCGTCCTACTTGTGCAACTCAATGCGTCACCCGCCCGATGATGGGTCGCAGTTGGTGGAAGGCAATGGGATATGAGAGTTCCTGCGGATGTGCGTGGAATTGTCTCGAGGCGCGCTTCAAACTCCAAATCCTCCAAGGAGATTCCAAGGAAAGATTCATGAAGCGAAACAATTTTAATGAACAAGACCTTGTCGCCTGTTATAATGGACTTCGCAAAATGGACGAAGACTTCGACAATGAATCAGATGAAGACGAAATAATAGTTTCGTGTATTTCGTGTAAGACCTGCGGATTTGAGTTGCCCCCAATGACGATGACTGAACACCTTGACCCCCTTAACCACAAGAACAAATGTAAATGCCCTTAACCAAAATAAATAATACAATACATATATAGCACATATTTTAAACTTAACTTTTAACTTAATTAAATACGAAACATATTCTTAAAGAACGCTACATTAGCACTGAGTTGCGTGTGAGGACCCCAAAGGATCCACCGACTCAAGGACCCAGCACTGTAGGGCGATTTCCAGTTTTCACGACCTGCCCCGTGTCGCGCTAAATAGGCGTCTCTTTTTTTTGTGTCGCCGTGATCGATGTATGTGTTGCCTCCCTGCTGTCCGAAATGAATCTTCTCTCCGTTCTTAAATGTTGCAAGGAAGCGTTTACCTTTTCGAGTGCTCTCAGTGATTTCCATATACAAATCATTGATATTTTATTTTTCAGTATTTAATTTTACATAGGTCTTCGCCTGTGCTGATGAACTGCCCATCTCTGATAATTCCTCATTCATCTTCTGAGTCTCCTTCATTGTGGAGGCATACTTATCGGTTAAGTATGCGTGACGGAGGGCATTGATACTTATCTTTCCGTTGAATATTTTGTTGAGGCGTTGGTTAAGAGACACGGAGTTCAACTTCGCACCGTTCACATTGAAGAGGAGATACTCGGTCTGCTCGGGGATGACGCTAATGTATTTGTTGAGAATGTTCTTCAATTGGACGGGCATTTCAATCTCCTGCTTGCCGTAGAACTTCGCGGTCTTGAACTTGTGGAATACCAACTTGTTTTTATCGATTGCGTTGTCGTCGGGACCAACATTGCGTATTTTGAGTTCCGTGTAGTCCATTGCGCGCCTGGGGACAATGTAGAAACCACCGAGAAGGCACACGAGAATGTAGTCTTGAAGTTTCTGAAGGTCGTCGTTGTTGATGTATTTGCGTTTGTAAATTGCGTCTGCTTGGCGTTTCAATTCACTCAACACGGTGCGGATCTCGTCGTGCGAAATATTGTTTGCCTTTTGAGTCTCGCTCTCCTCTTGCTTATCAATCTCCTCCTTGTATTCCTTGATGTCGCTAATCATGTTCTCTTTGTAGTCCTTCACATCGGGGGAGATGCACACGAGCGAAGCGAGGATTGTCTTTCTCACATTGAAGGGTTTGGAGTTGATGTATTCGCTCACCTTCTTGTGCTCACTGCTAAACTTGGCGGGGTCTGCCTCCTTGTCGTTGGGAAAGCAATTCTTATAAATAGTTCGAAGGCAGGAATTGTAAGTCTTCAGCGAGTTGACGGAGAGATGAGAACGCTTTTCTTTGAGGGCATCAGTGAAATCCATTTATACATTCTACAAAGATAATAATTTACGAAATTAAATAATTATCGCCTAAATATTCTTGCTATTAATTTCAAAGAAATACGGAAATACGGGAAATACGGTGTTTTATAAACCTTGTATAGATTTGGTGTTTTCTTAGAGGGGTTTTAGAATTACCGTATTTCCCGTATTTCCGTATTTCCTGAAAAACTGAAAACGAAATAACCCAATACTCAACAACAATAAAATGGAAGAATCAATTGTAAAAGAATATATTGCCTCGTTGAGTGAAGTAGACTTGCTCTGCTTGAAAATAGCACGGCAGACACTGGGGTCACTCTTCGATATTAAAAAGTCCAACGATTTCTTGAAGTGGGTTAATAGACATCATCATACTGTTTCAGAAAAGCAATGCGAATGACGCGTCTCAATTCATCGACTGCCCTTCTGCCTTTAAAGTTGGTGTCGTATGTCTTTCCAAACTTTTCATTGAGTTTCATGATATATGATTTCAAGGCAGGAATGCCGGTTCCAACTACAGGATAGGGAGGCAAACCATAATCACTGATAAGTCTTGATTTTACTTTATCGGTGAGAACAACGCCTTTATAACTCTCTTCTTCAGATTGAAGAGCAAGTTCCTTTTCTCTGTCTGCCCTTTCCTCGGGTTTTATTTCGCGAATCACATAGTTCTCGTCTTCAAGATTTTCTTCTCGAAGTTCCTCATCCAAATCGGCATTCACACTTGCTTCCATTTTGCCCTTTCTCGCATGTTGTTCTAAATTGTCTAAAGCATTATCGCGGAACTCATCAAGGTTCAACTGCACAACACTGTTTTCTCCAATCTCGGGAAGCATGGGACCACGACTGTTCAACTTGTTGCCGAGGATTTGGTTGTTTGATTCGGGGTCATCGAAGACGGCATAATCAATGGATCGGGTAGTGGATGACTCGTTGGGATTTGAAATGATGTAAGCATTGTTGCGACCTGCTCTGTATTGTCCATCATAAATCTGATTCAACTGCTCGCCGGAAGTTTGGAATCCGCCGAAACCACTCGCAGATTGCTGACGACGGTTGTTTTCTAATAATAGTTGGTTAAAGATTCTATCGCCAATAGCAGTTGTATCGACAGAAGGAGCGGGAGCGTCTTGTCGAGTGGGGTAGGAGGCGCCTAAGAATGACGATCCTTGAGGCATTGCACTGAATGCCGGTAGTGTTCGCATCCCAGTAGATGCTTTAGGAGCAACCCCGCCCTTGGTTTTCTTGGATTGGTCAATCACGATTTTTATATTGACGCCTTTATCACCTCTTTTAGATGATTTGCGAACTTTGACTTTCTGCTTTTTTGGGGGCATTATATTGTATCGGGATATTTTATTTTGTTGCTAAAATTAAAATATAAACCAAATGTATAATATGTTGAAGAACTTTGAGTCATTTAATACAACCACCGCTGACCTACCCTATTCTGATGAGAGTTACACAATTGTTTTAAACTCCAATTTGGCGACAGGCACACTTGCGGATGCGCAATTTAACTTTGATTGGTCGGTCATACCAAATCGCAATTATTTGGTCCACTACTCATTCAATACCTCAAATATGAATATTGCTTCAGGGAAGGTGTGTATGATTTCAAGCACTCTGTTTTCTAATGCGAATGCTTACTTTGCCTCGGGACAAGCAGACCGCACGGCATCGCAAACCACAAATGTGTTGGGAATTGCTTACCCATACATCTATGGAGCAGTGTCGTCACTCCACGCTGAAGATGGAACGGCACCTCCGATTTATTTGAATGCTCGACCCGTTGCGAATCAATTTACGATTCACATCAAGACGGCAGATGCGACACCCATTGACTATCCTAACTTGGGAGAGTGGGTTTTGATACTCCGTCTTGAACCCGTGGACAGACCTGCTCGCAAATTACTTTAGGAGTGCTTAATTAAAGAAGGAATATTTTTATCTTCATATATTATAAAGTATGAGTATAACAAAGAAACGCAATGAGGCACCTCCATTATCAAAATGCGAAATGGTCTGTGACGGTGGACTACACGAGAAACTGAATAACTTTGAATTGACCAAGTTCTTAAACTCACACGAAACGAATCTTATGATAGGGCGCCCAGCGAGTGGAAAGACATCGCTGTTGTATTCCTTCTTCAAGTCGCCAAAAATATTTCGTAAAGTGTTCCACAACATCTATCTGTTCCAACCGTCACACAGTCGTGCATCCATGAAGGACAACATATTTGAGAAGATCCCACAGGAGCAATGCTATGAAGAGTTGAACTATGAGAACCTACACGGGGTGATGGACACAATCAAAAGCGAAGACAAGAAATACAACAACTGTATTATCTTCGATGATATGACGGCGTATTTGAAGAACGCGGATGTGAAGCAATTGCTGAAGGAGTTGATATTCAATCGTCGTCATTTGAGATGCACGGTGATCTTCTTGGTTCAGACTTGGTATTCCATTGAAAAGGATATTCGCAAACTGTTTAGCAACATATTCTGTTTCCGAGTATCGAAACAAGAACTCTCAACTATCATGGATGAGGTAGTGGAAAGCAAAGCAAAATACATGAACGACATCGCGAAGATCGTCTTTGACGAACCCTACAAGTATTTGTTCATAAATGTGAATACTCAACGATTGTTTGACGGTTTTGATGAATTGATATTTGACGAAGAATAAAATATAATAATATAATATACAATGTTTCGCAAGTCATTAGGAAGTAGTGCTTCAAAAATGTTCCAAAAAGGAATATCAACAGCGTCGGGTGTGAGTAAAGGTTTGGGAGGTGCATCGGGTATGCTCACGGGTGCTATTAAGACAGGAACCAAAATCGCGAATGTTTTAGGAGACAACCCCATAGTAAAGGGGGCGATTGCTTCATCGCCGGAGGCAACGGCACTTCTCGCAAAAGCACGCATGGGAGCGAAGGCGGGGACACAGGTTGCCGGTCTATTGAAGGGCGCGAGTCAATTAACAGACCCCGCCAATTACAGAGGCATCACAACCCAAACTGGAGGCGTAAATGCGGGGGCAGTTCAGAAGAATGTAAGCACAGGATTACAGCGTGCGAAGGATTTAGCAAAAGAAGGGGAGGCACTTTACAACTTTGTTAAATAAGTAAATATTATTATCTTCTTGTAATGTAAGAAGATAATGTCGTCAATCAGTCAACTCACAACAAATAGCAGGTCTATGAATGGACTCAACACGATCAATGCGAATGCGGTCTTCACGGATTCGCTGGAAGTGAATACTCTAACAATAGACACACAGGGCACGGCACCGACCGTTTCAGCATTGTCGAATGATAATAATATCGCAACTACGGCGTGGGTTACTGCTCACGCAGGGGGAGCATATGTAACAACAAATACCACGCAAACCATCACAGGTCAGAAGACCTTTTCAAATGCGAATACATTCATTACTGGAAACACGGTTACAAATAGTATTGAACCAAATGGGATTACAACAAATGTAAATATCGGAACAACACAAACCACGGGAGTTTTGGATATTGGAACTCTTAATGCGAGGACAGGGGCAATTAATATCGGTAGTGGAACATCGGCAAAAACAATTACTCTCAATTCAAGCACGGTGGGAACAACTACAATCAGAGGGCAATTTGCTCAACTGCGCCCTGCTGTTAATGGAACCTGCAATATTGGAGATAATATGAGTTCAGGAACTATAAGTATTGGAAGAGGTGATACGAATGCTTCAACAACGGCAATCAATATCGGAACTGGAAGCATCTATAGTGGTCTCATAAGTATCGGCAACGGAGCAACCGCTACGGGTGATGTTCGTATTGCTAATAATAGAAGTGGAGCAGGGACAGTTACAATTGGGTCTAATGCTTCATCTACAAACATATTAAATCTTCAATCAAGCGAAGTAAATATTGGGACTGTATCTCCTATTGGAACAACAAACGATGTTAATATTGGAAATGGACAATTGGGTTCTACTATTATTTTAAACAGTGAAACAACTTGTATTGACGATTTAATTGTAAATAATATTAAATCAACCGCTGGAAGTATGACGATCGCAACAGACCCCGTTGGATACACAGATGATATTACTATTTCGACAGCAAATGATTTGACTTTAAACGCAGGATTTAATGCTGTGATAAATTGTTATCAAGGCAGTTTTGGTGCTACTAATACTTTTGGATTTACGAGTAATGGTTCAGGAGGAATGTATTTTAATGAAAACTTTGGAGGAACAGTTGGTATGAACTTTAATGGAACAAAGATTAGTTTTAATAATAGTGGATTAACCCAATTTGCTGGAAGCGAAGTCAGTATAAATGGAGGACAACTCACAGTCGATGCTGGACCGTTTGTTATTAAATCGGGTGGGTCAGAAAGATTAAGAGTGAATTATGCTTTGGGAGAAACAACTATACAAATAAAAACCGATGGGGACACTATTAATTTTAGTGGAAGTGATAATACTCTAATAATGAGATTAACAGATATTTTCGCTCCTTTATACAAGAAGGGAAGTATTACTGTTCCTAACACAACAAACTTCAATTTAATCCCCGTTGGAACTATTTTAACAACCGTTACATCAACTGTGCCCGCTGGATATTTATATTGTGGTGGAGGTCTTCAATCAACAACTGCATCATCTTCTAATCCATATTATGAATTGTTTTTAGCAATCGGTTACACTTATGGAGGTTCAGGTGCTTCTTTCGCAATACCTGATTTTAGAGGAATGTTCCTCCGTGGATTTGGTTCGCAGACGGCGGGCGGTGTTACTTATCAAGCAGGAGCAGTTGGAGCAATTCAATTTGACCAAGCATTAACAACGCCCCTAACAGGATATGCGACACCTTTTGTTTCAACAGGTTTTAGAAGTTGCGGTTCAGGAACTCGCGATTGTCTCGCAAGAACAAGTCAAGGAGACACACCTGAAAACCCTACTGGATTGAACCTCGCATATCCTACTGGACGAGGTGGAACAGAAGTGAGACCCGTAAGTCACGCTGTGTATTATTACATTAAATATTAAAATATTATTCTATTATAAATGAAGAGAGAGTTGATAATAGAAATTGCCGAAGACCGAATGATGTCCGACCTTTGCCTCAAATGGTTTTTAGAAAAAGATGAGCAGATTAAGAAGAAGATTTATGATGAGGAGATTATGCCTCTCTACAGGATAATCAACAAGATTGAATAGAGCAAACAATTTAGCATATTATTTTATACGAATAAAATATAATGACTGAGACACAAATACTTATGGAAATGATAAAAGACATTCATTTGGTAATTCGAAGAATACAAAGAGAGATTGACGACATCAAATATTTATTATCTCACCCTAAGGTATAAATGTCCTCGTTCGTGCATATTAAACCACAGAACACCCTCTACCGTGATTACAAGATACAGAAGACGCAGAAGCGTATCTTGGACAAGATCACAGACCTCCCACAAGAAATCCGTAACAAGCACTCCATGGAGTTGCTCAAGATGGTTTGTAATTGTATCGAAGCGTCCGTCGATAATAAGAGCAAACACAGTAAGCAGAAGATAGACAAGAAGTTGGTCTGCATACAAATCTATTCCACGCTATTTGGAAACATCACCCCCGCTGATTTAGAAGTCATCGCCAAGAACATTGAATACCTCCACGACAACGGCGAGATTAAACGCTACTCGTTTTGGCGTGTTGCGACCGCAACCGTGTGGGACTGGATCAAGAGCAAACTCTGAAGTGCGATACAGGATTACATCTTCGAATACTTCCGCAATTTCTTCTACAAGAAAGCACGCATCTCAACCGTGGTTGCCTCAAGCATTGAACTCCTTGTGAATATGAATGCGATCACAATCATCAAACTAATAATAAAACGGTTTGGGTTGAACTATCTTTTGAAATACATTCTGATTCTGAGTGTCCTATAATTAATTAAATCCGTAATTTTGGATTTAATTAACTGATTTACGCAATTAATTAAGCGATTTACGCAATTAATACATTAAATAAGCAATTAAAATATTTTAATTGCGTAATTAACGAAAATTGTTAGGTATTCTCTTCATTAATTGCTTAATAGTGGTTAAATTATCTATTGCTTAAGCGTTTTCTTAATTAACCTCGCTGTTTAGCACTTCAAAGCGACCTGTCTATTCACAGTATCAACCTCGAACAAAGCATCGTAGTTCACAACAAGGGTGATCGTGTGCGCCTGTCCAGTAGCACTGCCGAGTGAGAGTCTGTAAGAGATGGCGCTGTTCTGTGTGGAGATTCCAGTTAGGAGCGACTCACTGTTCAACTTCTCGAGGGAAGTCCCAATGTAGTATTTGGCGGGGGCACTGGGAGATGTGGTGTTTGCAGAAACATAAGCATACTCAACAGCGTTGATGGAGAAGGCATTGTTCTTATCATAGACAGACCCCATCGCGGATTTAAGTTCCATCAAAGCACCTGCTCTATTTACAACGGAACTAATGGGTTTTTGGGGGTAGATTACACCGCCGACCAAGAAGGAGTAGTCACCGTTATTGGTTGTGATGTCGTAACTATCAAATGCCTTGTTTTGCGAGGCAGCAGTTGTTCCACCGTTTATCGCAAAGATGGACTTGCAGGAAGCATATCTCTGATTGAAGACCAACTCGTTGTAACCGTTTGCTCCACTGTTAAGGGTTTGGGAAGCGCAAGAGAATGACTGAGACTTGATGTAAATCTTGTCGCCCATGGAGCGAACCATCTCCTCAACACGACCACCCATATCGACGACCTTGTAGCACAACTCCACATTGGTCATAGTAAAACCGGTCACAGTCTGAGACTGGGCGGCGAAAAACATATTTGCTAAAGATTCAACGGTTAAGACTATTCTAACTTGGGGCATAGCAAAGAGCGGGAGCAGACGCTCAGAGTTGGAGAGCACACTCATCAAGGGAGCACCAACAGAGTAGGCAGGATTCGCACCCGACACCCACAATAACTCACGACCATCCAACTGCTCTAAAGTGGGGACAACAGCAACACCCGCACCGCTGGTTAAGACCTGATAACCAAATGCTGCTTGCTGACCGTATTTCTGAGCAACATCAAGAGTGGTGTTGGACAACATATTCATCAACACATTGTATGACTGGATCGTGTCGATGGTTTGGGATCCGACTTGAACATCAAGTCTGTTAATGGGTGTGTAGACGGGGCAACCAATCATAAAGGAAGAAGGAGCAACAGTGATGGTTGTGCCTCCAGTGGTAATGGTTCCAGTGTATCGAAGGTAGAGTGAGTCGGGGACGAGGAACCCACGATTTAAGAGGTCAAACTGGATTTGCTGACCGGCAGTGAAAGACTGTCCGTTGACGGGGTTTGCAACGGTGGGGATTTGGGTCGTGTTGTCGGGGAGGGAAGGCAGGGCGTCGGTATAGTTGATACTTGAGGGCAAAACGATAGACATTTTATTATATAATAGGATTATAAAATAAAATTGGCGAAATTATAAATATGTGTGTTGATTGTATAAAAGTAAATCCAAGGAACTATCTCCTAAATCTTCGGCAGGGGCGGAAGTTGCTTCATGAGTTTGTTGGGGAATATCTCCTAAATTGTCTTGGGGCAATTCGGAGTTCATTGTATTTCGCAATTCATTGTCCAAAAAGGTAGGATCTATTTGATTGATCGGTTTCACAATTTCCCTAAAGATAGTATTGCTTTTTTCACTTCGCCTTCTTGTAATAGAAAGAAGGAGCGTAATATTCCAACCAATTCCATTGAAGTTTACTAAATTATTATCATCTCCAAGTATCTTCAAATCGAAACCGTCTAAAATAGGGTTGTTGAGAACCGATTGTGTGTTGCTAATATTGTCGTAGAGGATGAGTCCGAATGACCCCGCCTCTATCGGAATTGTTGCTAAAATATTCAGACTTCCGTTCACACTACTATCATAATTATTCACATTGAGTTCATCGCTCGCAAGTTTCAGTTTCAAAATACCCAATAGGTTAAGAGGAAAAGGCGCCACCAATATTCCTCCTACACTCGTGTAGGTAGTTCCAACGACAAATCCCAGCACTTTATTGAGCGTGCCCGTTGATTCAATTGTGAAATTGAGACCACCTGCCCGTGTGAAGGTAAGAATACCCGTGGTCGATGATGTGACGATTGTGATGTCTGTGATTGCGATTGCTGTGAATTGAGCAAGTATTTCATTGATGAGTGTCGTGCTGTTGTAATTGCCTCGTGTGAGCGTGAGCGTGTATGGTGTGGCGTTGTATGTAATTTCTAAAATGTTGTTATACACATTGATGTTGTAAAATGAAATGGGAATCTGTGCATTTTGGACTTGAATTGTGATCTCCTCTATATCGGCGTCATTCTGCTGTATCAATCCAACAAATGTGAAACGGACATCACTCAGAAATGTGCCGTTGTTAAGTGTTGCATTATCACTGCTTAAAATGATTTGTCGTTGGTCAATGTATGTTGAAGACATTCTTTAAAATACATGGATATTTTATTCTTTCGGGGTTAGTTCAAATTGCTTGAGTGCCTCTTCGAGTTTCTCCTTCTCAATCGGTTTTGGGAGTAAATCAAAATAGGGGTTGCCTTTCCCAGTCAGATTCGTATTTACTTGTGCTTCGGTGTAATAGGTGACTCCATTGATAAACTCGTGGCGCGCCATTCTGCGTTCGCTCTTACTAAACTTACTCTGTCCACTCAACATTTTATATATTCAATATATAAAATATTTTTGCTAAATGATTAATTATCTCCTCACATAAAAATAAATGTTGGTTTTGCCTTTACCGGGATTGTTGGGACTGCATTGATAGGTGGTTCTCTCGGAGTCGGCGGTGCTCTCGGTGTCGGGGGCGCTTGTTTTTTCGCGACCACCTTCTGTTTGATTTCCTCTATGGGTGTATCATCGTCGCTTATCTCATCGAGGGCAATCTCTTGTTTCAATTGTTTCTTTTTGATGCTGATCGCTTTGCTCACCACCTTCTCCTCGAGTTGTCGCTTACGCTCCGCCTCCTCTGCTTCCCGCTGTGCCTTCTTCTCGGCATTCTTCAAAGCAAGAGCATCTCTGCCCTTCTTCATGCCCTCCAACTGTGCTTCATTCAGGACACGCTTCGGTTTCTCCTTTTTCGGCAGTTCACAGGGTGCCTTCGGAATCTCCTTACTTGCTTGTAGGGGTTCATCTTCTTCAGGCAGGGGGATCGGTTCCTTCATAGTTGCAGGCACCGTTGCGAGGATCTCGAGTTGCTTCAGCATTTTGGTCTTGGTTTTCTTTTCCATCGGATTATACATTCCATTGAGAAAATAATTTGATAATTCCTAAATGATGATTACTTTCATCCGTTTAATTAAGATAATTAACGGCAGGCACACTTTGTTTTCAAAAGGGGCGATTATCCTACGGTTTATTCATCTTCTAAGTAACTTTGGAAGGGTGAGGGGTGAGGAGTGAGGAGAGGGTTTTTACCCCTGTCCCTATAATATCCTCTTTTCTACCTTTTTATTCTCATATTTTTCTATTTTGGAAAAATATTGGATTTTATTTTTATTTTATTGTATTTTTTTCCATCCCAATCAAAAACCCACTCCTCACTCCTCACCCCTCACCTTCTTACAACTTAACCAAAAAAACAAAAAGTTAAGGATTGGTAGATAGGAGAATAGCACCCTTTTGTATACCCGATATGAAGCACTTATTCCTTTTCTTCTTCTACCTCTTCATCTTTATCATAGACAATCGCATCTAACTTA